TTTTAGATAATCTTTTATCGTAAATACTTGATCCTGCTACGTATCTGTTGTCTATACCGTAATTATCTTTGAAACCATTTTTAACATAAGAACTTATTAAAGATTCTCTTTCTACCATGTAAGGAAGCATTCCAAAACCTAATGTTCCTGCTAATACCATATCTCCTCTACCAATTCCTGTAGAAGATTCCATAGGTTTTAACCTTGCCATTTTACCTTTAGCTACACTCATGGCCCCCAAGTCAATTAATCTTTCGTACTCACCTACGTTTTTATATCCAGTTAATTCTCCTGTTTTAAATGCATCATCTAAAGCACCTAACTGTTCTTGACTTAAAGAACGAGTGTCTATTTGTTTTGCATCAATAGCTTTTTGTACTTTATTTAAAGCAACCATTATTGTACCCCGGGTAAAGTATTTAAAATATTATTTCTTTCAGTTTTATTTTTTGTTCTTTGTTTAGATAAGAAATCTGCTTGTTGTTTAGAATATAACTGCGATACTCCAGGTACATTCTCTTTAAAGTATTGCATAGAAGATTCCGTTCCACCATTTTGTCTGTATGACATAGCAAATGACTGAGCTTTTTGTTCAAATTCGTTTTTTAAATTTTGATAGTTTGCTCTAACTGTTTTAGATGAACCGTAAAATTTAATAATTTCTGTACGTTGAGCAGCATTTTCAATATCTTTTTGAGTCAATCTATCTTCTGCTTTGTTTGCATTCGCAACAAGATATTTCATACGTTGTTCAATTAAAGCTAATTTAGTAAATCTTGCTAATTCATCATCAGAAGGTCTTGAAAAGAATCCTCCTCCTCTTTCTTTATAAGAAGCTTTAGCCATTTCATTTGCTCTTTTCTCTACTTTAGCCATGTCTTTATCGTAGTTTTTAATCATTAATTCCTGTTCTTCTGCACTATTTCTACCATCTCTCATTAAAGATTTTATTTCAGAATCAAAATCAGAACCTGTTATTCCATTTGTTCCAGTAACTTGTTCAAGAGTTCCAAATATATCTTCTTTTGCTAAACCAAATGCAGCACTAAAAGTTCCATCTTGTGGAAGAGAGTTGATAACAAAGTCAATCATTTCAGCTCCTCTTTTATTTTCTTCTAAGTTAGATGCATATAAAGCCATTTTATCTTTATTTTCTCCCGTCTCATATCCAATTGATCCTGGAGGAGCTAATGATACTTCATTGTTTTTATTTAAAACATAGTTTCTTCCATCTTTTCCTCTCATACCTTTTACATTAAAAAACTGTCCTGGGTATGCTGGATCTTCTATTCTAAATACTTTATCTCCACCTACAAAACCTGGTCCAGCTTTTGCAGCTTTTGCAGCTGCAGCTTTAGATTTTAAAAATGATTGAGCTAAAACCATATCTTGATTTTTTTGAGCTAAGGCTATGTTCATTAAGTCAGTACTTGCAGATTCTAAACCTTGTCCTGCTATATCTACTAATCCAGACAAACCTCTTTGATTACTTTTTCCTGTCATTAATTTTGCTGCAAATTTCATAGCTACTAAATTATTTAAATTACCACTACCACCTGTCATTTGGTCTAATTCATTTTTAAATGTTTGAAACTCTTTACTTAATGGAGATAGATTATTTGCTTTTTTAATTTCATTCTGTCTATTCTTAACCATTCTATTTACTTCATCATCTGTCATTCCTTCAATATTTTGAGTCACTTGATTAATCTGTCCATCTATAGTAGGTGCAACAGGTTCTGGATCTTGACCATTTCCGTCAAATCCTGATAGTCTAAGAACATCTGGTAAAGGTACATCAGTTTGTTCAGCTATTTTTTTTAAAGTTTCTTCTCCTACTGAAGCAAGATTATTTACATCTAATCCAAGTTCTTCTGCAATTGCTATAATTTTATTTGCTTTAGGTAAGTCTTCATTTAATTGAAGTTCTTCTGGAGTAGAAGGATTTTCAACTCCAATAACTTTAGGTTTAAAGTTTTTTTCCATTTCCTTATAATCTTTTAAATTTTGAGTAACTTTTTTCTTTGGATCTGGTTCGTATTCTGGTTTAGAATAAATTAATCTTTCTTCAATAGATTTTACTCCTTCAGAAACTTGACTTAAATCAGATGCAGTTCCATCTCCTTGCATACCTTGGCCAACTAAAGCTGTACCAATAGATCCTACAGCTGTTTTACCTGGATTGTTTATTAATGCTTGAGCAACAGGAGTTGTTTTTGATGCTCCAAATTCTCCTAGTTCTCTTATAGCTGCAATTCCAGATCTTCTAGCAGTAGAGGGTAAAAAAGCAGCACCTGGTACAGCGTAAGCAGCACCTTCTAAAAATTGTCCTGTGTCTCCATCTCTAACTCCTTTGGCCATTTCATTAATACCATAACCTGCAGAACCTGCTTCTAATCCTGTTAGTGCAGTTGAAACTTTTGGTCCCGCCATTTTATTTCCTAAATATCTAAATGCAGGAGCAGCGACTGCTCTAGCAGTATTTGCTGCTGACATAATTCCACCAACGAAAAATTTAGGAACAGCTTTACTATCAACTACTCTAAGTTGAGTAGCTCTCTTTCTGAATAAAGGTCTCATTAAGGTTTTATCCATAATGCTACGCTCTTCCAGTAGTTGCTGCTGCGCTTTGAAGTGCAGGAGCTTTATTTAAAGCTGAGTAAGTTGCGTATGCTCCTAAACCAGCACCTGCTGCTTGAGCAAGTGGATTAGTCCCTGGAGAAGTAGATTGAGTAATAGCAGACTGAGTTGTAGGTCCTGCAGCATACATATTTTTAACAAACTCCATTCTTTGGTAAGGTTCGTAAGATCTTTGTAATTCAGTTTGTCTAGTTGCATCAAGTGCTTGTTGCCCTAACTGTCTTTGTAAGCCACCAGCAGCCATTAATTGATTAATGTCTTGTTGAGCCATACCTTGTTGTGCCTGACCCATTTGAGCATATTGAGAACCTGCATTCAAATTTGTCTGAGCTTGTAATGATTGATTATTTTGAAATGAGTTCAGTGCATTTTGGAAAGCTGTACCTTGAGCTTGTCCTATTGCTGATAAAGTTCTTCCACCTAATTCTGCTCTTTGAACGCCTTCACGTCCGCCACCAAATGCTCCGCCCATAACTGCATTTTGACTTAGTTGGTTCTGCTGCATTTGAGATTGTCTATTAATTTCATCTGTAATGTAAGATGAATAAGGATTTAAATAATTTTGAAACTGTGAAGAAGTAGGATCTAAAGCTGCCGCATTTTGTGCATTTAATACTGATCCAATACCTGCATTCATAGTATTAGCACCAACCCCTGTAGTTCCTGATTGAGTAATACCTTGGTTCTCTAATGCACTCATTCCTTGTACATTAATTTGAGGAATGTTAACTGGAGTTTTTGCAAGCTCCGCTGCAGTATCCATTAAACCAAGTTTTCTTTCTTCTATCCCTGGTGCTTCTCTTATATATTGTGTAGTAGTAGAAGGCTGTGCTCCACCACCCCCGCCACCACCAAAGTATTGTGGTAAACCTGTTTCTAAATTTATTGTTCCAGAACCACCGTGGCTAATTAATAATCTTTTTTCAAAAGGATTAATATGAGCTAATTCTGTATCCCCGTTAATACCTTTACTAGCAATTTCTTTACCTAGTTTTTTAAATAACTCTATTTTTTCTTTTATATTTAATTTTTTAATATCTATCATAATTCTTTTTCTACTTGTACATGTGTTGCTGAGTAACCTTTTTCTTTGAACATAGAGACATAACCCGGCCTTGAAAATATTTCCATTTTTTTACAACCTTGTTCTTTAGCCCATTCAGAAATTTTATCAACATAGTCAAACCACTCTTTATAACGTTTACCAGTGACAATTTTAGTGTCGCAAACACTGTAATTAGGGTATTTTCTAATTTCAGTAACACAAACACAAAGAACTTCGTTAGTTTCTGTAATAACCACCCAAAGCTGCATTTTACCTTGTTTACAATATTCTTTAATATGTTCTTCACTTACAAATCCTCCCGCTCTGATACACGCTTTTCGAATTAGATTTTTTACTAAATTCCATATACCGTCTATCTCCTCTTTAGTGAACTGAATCAGTTCTGTTTTTGTTTGCATTTATTAAATCAAAAATTCTTTTAAATTGTTTTTGTTGATCGTAAAAAAACTTAGAACCTTTTTTTCTTTGATCTGATTTATCACTAGGATTTGCTCCAGCAATAATACCCGCACCTAAAACTGCATGAGATCTAGATACAAACTCTCCATCAGCTAATTGAGCTAACATAGTATCTTCGTGATCTTTTCCATGACCTGTTCCATCTAATACAAAACCGTTTGCTCTGTCATAGTTATTAGAATCATTTTCATCATGAGTCATTTTAGTAGGAAGAACTTGTCCCATTCCACCTTCATTAAATTTTGCAATACTAGCAAGTCCACCAGTATTCATTTCAACTGCTTTAAATGTTTGAGTAGGCTCGTCTCCTAAAACTTCTTCTGGTGTTACAAACTCTCCAGGTTGTACTAAAGGAGAATTTATTCCTGTTGAATAATCTCTTGTTTGAAATCCAGTTGGAGTTCCTCCAAAACCAGCATTAGCATATTTTGTGTAAGCTTGATTAGGTACAGGTAAATACATTTTATTAGGACCATCATCACCGGCTAGTAAAGGAAGTGCCATAGATGCTGCTGCTATTCTTCCTGCATCAGATGTAGGAAGTAAACCTTTTAAAGTTTCCATAATTCCTGTTTTTGCCACCGTTCCTTTTTTTGCTGCCGCTGCTCCCGTTCCTGACATAGCAGAACTTCCAGCTGCTGCAAAAGGTGAGTTAGCTGCTACTGTTCCAGTACCTGCTGGTATTGCTGCTACTGGTGCTGTTGCTGCTTGTGAAGCGAATTGTGGGAATAGACCTCTTAAACCTTGAGCCGCTGAAGTTTGTCCTAAACCTTGAATAGTTCCTGCAGTCCCTGCTGATCCAAAAGGGGTAACTCCTATAGAAGCTCCTCCTAATTGGCCTAGACCACCTATTAGCATAGCGTCTCTGAAAGATCTTTTAGTAGATTTACCTCTGAGCTTTTGTGTACCAAAAGTCATTAATGCCATTGTAAATGGGTCCAATTTTAGCTCCTGTTCCTAAATTTTATAAGTTATATAACTTATAAATTCTACCATTTTAGTCAGTCTTTATCAACTCATCCGCAAAACGACCGGTATATTGATGTTCTCCAATATGAGTTATGTGATCCATAATCCAAGCATGGCATTCGCCTCCAATGTCTTTCCATCTTTGGCAAAAAGCAAAGTCTTCTCCTGTGTAAGTATGTTTGACAGGATCAAATTGAGTATCAAAGAAGTTCCAAAAATCAGGTAGTTTTTCATTCTTACCATTAATAATTTGGTCTTGATCAATTCTCATTTCTGGATAAGCCTTTATCATTTTAAGGATTACTTCTCTTTTTATTAACATAAAACCTGTTGGAGAATGCTCTACTTTAATAACTCCATCTTTAATTTTAATAGCAGAATTATTTTCTACTTTCATAGGGTATCTGTAAAAACCTTTGTTTCTTAAATCTTTAGCTTCTTTAATCTTACCTTCATTGATCATATGCATTCCCTTATCCCAGTTTATATCTTTTAAGGGATATGGAATAGAGATAACATCCTTATCACAAGCAACTAATCTTTCTGGAGCAGATTCATTAAAAGAAATATCTGAATCAACAAATAATAAATGAGTAGCATCTTTCTGTTGTAGAAATGCGCTTACACACATGTTTCTTCCTTGAGTAACTAATGAAGACTTCATTATTTGAAACCATAATTTTACATTCTTTTTAAAACAATATTTTTGTAGATTTAATAAAGCTTGAGCATAATGAATAGAACATTCACTATGAACGGGTGTTGCTACAAATAAAGAATAGCCTGCTTCTTTCTTAGTGTCCGGTGTCGAGGGTTCTTCGTTAAACCAAATTGGTTCGTGATTTTGAATCATATGCTCCTTGTAAAAAGTTAGTCCATTCGTTTTTTCTATTTTCCCAACTATAAAATTTCTTATAAAAAGATACTTGAGAATCTAATAACTGTTGCATTCCTACTGAATGAAGTTGTTCTGCAATTCCTTCAATTGCATAAGCAAAACATTTAGCTAAATTTCTGTAATCTCTATCGTATTGAACGTAAGTTGGCCACTCTGAACACGTCTCAAACAAAGCTCCGTAATTAGTTACAATTCCATGAAGTCCACTTCCTAAAGCTTCAATAGCTGACATACAAGAAGTTTCTTCCCATATATTAGGATAAGCAAATATTTTATACTCTCCCATCTTGTTCATTATTTTTTCGTTAGAAGCATAGCCTATGTAATTTACATTAGGTAATTTTTTAGCTTGTTCATATAAATCTTGATAAGAGGTATCATTAGCTTTTTTAAAACTATCTCCATATATTTGAGTAGATGAATAAACATCTAGTTCAATTAAAGGATTTTTAATTAACTGCATGGCACCTAGTAATACAGATAATCCTCTCCATGGAGTAGATGTATATATTAATTTTATTTTATCACCGTTCTTGTGAGTAGGTTTATCCGCAAATTTCTCTATAGCATTTTTAATAACTACACATTTTTCAGGAGGTACTTCAAAAGCCATTCTAAATTTTTCAGCACACCAATGAGAGTTAAACACATACCAATCGTATTTGTTATGATTAGATTTATCTTTAAACCATGGAGCCAGATTACCTTGGTCATATGAGTTTTGCGCCCAAAGAATATTAATTTTATCTTTAGATAAAGGTATTTTTTCTGGAATAGATGTAGTTATCTGAAACTTATCTAACAACGTATTATCTACGTGTTTATATAACTGAGCATATTGAAGCTCCGTTCCACCTAATGGTTGCATAAATTAATTGTTATTGAGTTTCGCCGTCCACAGACATAGAAGCTACAGTAATTTCTAAATCTTGTTGAAAATCTTCTGCTGTAGTATCTGTATTTGAATCAGCTACATCTGCATCAAATGCTGCTTTATCAGTGTAGATTACACCCGTTCTTTTGTGTTTAACAATTTCTTTTGCTTTTGCTGGTATTCTTTTTATTTCCATATAGTTTATATAATACTTTTTAAGTTGTTTGTCTAGCCTTTACCTTGTCCTTTGTAACGTTTTAATCTTTTTTGACGTTTCTCACTTTTAGATAAACATTTCTTATGCTTTCGAGGACCTCTTTTTTTAGGCTGATTACGTTCGTGATGTTCTTTAGATTTTTTAGCCATTATACATCTTCTCTGTTTATTTCTAATATAGAAGCTACTACAAACAATCTATTGGCATCTGCTGCTGTTACCTGTAACACTTCATTTTCTTCCATTATTAAAGGTTCAGTTAAAAACTGTAATGTTTCATTAGCAGTAAGAGTTTTTGTTTTAAATAAATTAAATTTGTCCGCTGTTGCTGGGTCTCCATTAAATAAATCTACTGTTAAAGTACTGCCACTACCACTATCATCACTAACCAATAATGATTTTATAATAGCTCTAGAATTTGATGGTACAGTATATAAGGTTGTAACTGTAGCAGCCGTTAAATCAAGTTTTGCGTTTTTATATATATTAGCCATTTAATTTACAAACCAAGTGTATCTTTCTACTTCTTGTTTTAAATCTTCTTGAAAAGAACTATTTAATTGATTTTTCATTGTCTCTAATGATTGAAGAAGTTGTTGTTGATTTTGTGGATCATAATCTGGAGTAGGTTCTGGAATAAAATTAGTTACCTTAGCCATTATCTTCTACCATCAGGTTGTATGTCCGCTCTAAAAGTTCCGTATCTCCAAGTCTCTCCACTAGATAGATTAGCTATTTTTAAACTAGCTGATCTTCCTCTAGCACGTGTGTCTATTTTTTGAGTACTTGAGGTTACAGAAAAAGGTCCTAAAGAAGAACTAGCCGCTGTATCTGATGGATAGTCTTTTAATAAAATCGTAACTGTTGCAGTTCCATCTAATCTTTGAAAATCAGGTATAAATCTTCTAACTTTTGTAAAATATTCTCCGTCACCTTCTACGTGTATCATAAAATCTCCAGTTTCAATATAAGAAGAGATTGCTGTAGTTGTTCCATTATCCAATTGATCCACTCCCGTTTCATGTGTCCAATATGTAGCAGATCCAGAAGTATTTGTCACTCCCTGTATAACTGGGAAAGTAGGTACTCCTGTAGCATAAAAAGAAGTAGCATAAGGTTTATCAAATAAATGAGCATCGTAATAAGAGGTTCTAGCTAAAGAACTTGTATACCAAACTTTTTCCGAGTAATTATATGTAACACATCTATCTATTTCAGTAGCTGAACTCGAAGCATAGAACCAATTTATTTCATTAAATAATGAATTGTGGCTAGCGTAAGTTAGTTTTCCAGCATTATAATTAAAACCTAAGTCTCCTGGGTTAGTTGTATTGAATACAAAATCTTCAACTGAACAAGGTATTTTAACAACTGTTCCATTGTAAGCATTAAAAGAACCCGCATCATCCATCCAATAAACAACTCCGTCTACAAAAGCCATAGAATGTGGGCTCATTAAACCACAATTAGATCCTACCTTTCTAATACTAAAAGTAAAAGGTGCTCCGACATATTGCATTGTATATGCTGCAGTATCTGTAAAAATTAAAATATAATCTTTTGCTTTTACCGCACCTACAATTTCAGTTCCATCATCTATTCTAAAAGTACCTGCTGTATTAATAGAAGTCGGTTGATAATCACTAAAGTTTTCTTGGTCGGAAAATCTTATTAACATTGGATCATAAGTTGTTGTATCCCCAATTGTTACTTCCGTTCCTAAATGTACAAAATGTCTATCCGTGTCTGATACAATTGAAACAACTGTTTTAGTAGGGGCCCCCGACATAAGAGTTGCCCTAACCTGTAAAGCATCGTTATTATTACTTATAGGCTGCCATGTAAAAGTTCTTCCTTTAAATATAGTAGCTGTTAGTATTTGTCCAAAATTATCTAAACTCCAATTAGCTGGATCTAGTGTAACAGTAGAAGATAAAGAAGCTTCGCCCCATGCAGTATAGTATTCTACCGCTGTTAAAGTAGAATGAGCTGATCGTGTTCCAGCCACTGCTCTTGTAATTCCTGTAAGATCATTTGTAGATATACCAGTGTAAGAAATAAATTCTGCTCCAACCTTAATTACTCCTGATGTCGGAAACCCTGTTGTTGATGTAAGTGTAATAGAAGTTCCAGATCCTCCAGTACCTGCAGTGTCGTCTAATAAAGCACCATTTAAAGTTGTAGTAAGTCCAGATGCTCCTCCGTAAGATGCCGTACCAAATCCAAAAGCAACTGTTTGTCCAATAGGACCTACTTTAACATATCTATTTATAGTACACGCACCTGACGCTGCAACAGTAACTCCAGCATTAGTTGCCATAGTTATTGTAAAAGTATTAAACGTGGAAGTAATTACTTCAAAAGTTTGATCAGTAAAATTAGCTGCAGTGTATCCTGCACCAGTTGGTGCGGTCACACTTGTAAAAGTAAAGTAGTCTCCGGCAAGCATACCATGAGCCGTTAGGTTTACAGTGACCGTTGGTGAAGTATTAGTAGTATCGAATGTGCCTCCCGTTTGCGCTGTCTCTAATGGAGTAATATCGTAATATACTTCTCCATAATAAATATATAATGCTCTTTGAGATCCAAGTGCTACATATCTATTGCCATCTAAATCAGACCATTGATGCTGTGCTCTTACGGCACCGGCTAAAGTGTCTGAAGTAATAGAAGACCATCCTCCTATTTTTTCAGGGAATCCGTAACGAAATCTTACAAAATCTCCATCTACATATTGCCCTTCAGCAGCAGTATCTGTAATTTGTTTGTTAAATCCTGGTCTTATATTAATTAAATTTAAAGCCATAAAAGTATTATACACTAATACCTTATTTCTATAAAGATTAGCCTATTGGATTAAATCCATACTTGAAATTTATTTTTTGTAGCATATAGTGCCTTATATATGAAAATAACTATTTTAGGTGGAGGAAACGCTGGTTGTGTTTCCGCATTACACTTTCATTACTGGAGTCAATTTTTAAAAACACCTTTAGAAATTGAAGTTATTCATGATAGTAAAATATCACCTGTTCCTGTAGGACAAGCTACAACTTTACCTTTACCTAGATTACTTTGGCAGGCGCTAGGAGCTGATATAACATCTAAATTTTCTTATACACAAAAGACTGGTATTATGTATGAAAATTGGGGTAAGAAAAATAAATTAATTATGCATCATTTTCCTTTTGGTTCATATTCTATGCATTTTAATCCATCACAATTTCAAAAATTTGTATTAGATAATTTAAAAGTAAATTTTGTAGAAAAAGATGAAAATATAGTTACATATGATGAAATAGATTCTGATTATATCATAGACTGTAGGGGAACTCCAAAATCATTTAAAGGTTATGATAAACTTATAAACCCTCTTAATCATGTGGTTTTAGGTTCTTTACCTGTTAAACAAGATGATGTTACTTGGACTAGAACAATTGCCACTAAAGATGGTTGGTGCTTTTATATTCCCTTACAGGATAGAGTTTCTCTAGGTTATAACTTTAACGATAAGATTACTTCAATAAAAAAAGCAGAAGACAATTTTAAAGAATTATTTGGTTTAGAAAAAACAAACGCACATTTTCCTTTTGAACAATATGTTGTTAAAAATCCCGTCATAGATAATAGAGTTATATTAAATGGTAATAGATTTTTCTTTTTAGAGCCTTTGGAGGCTACTGCTGTAAATACATATCAAGTTTGGTGTCAATATATTTGGGATGCTATTATAGATAAAACATGTACTTTAGATCATTCCACTAAAAGAATTAAAGACTATATTACTAAAATACAAAACTTTATTTTATGGCACTATGAAACTGGCTCAACTTATAATACACCTTTTTGGACATATGCTAAAAAACTTTCAAAAAATAATAGAGGTAGAGATTTAGATTTAATTTTAAAGAATATGAAAAATAAAAAACAATCTTATTTAAGAAGCATAACTAATAACGATATTGAATATGCTCAATGGGAAACATGGAACATAAATTTATGGAAAGAGGGAGTAACTAAAAAAAATGAAATATCCAATTTTAATTACAGATAATTTTTTAAGTAAAAAAGAAATAAATTATATAGACGATACAATTTTAAAATATGACTTCCCTTGGTATTATAACAAAGATGCTGTTTCAGGAGATGGTTATTGGTTTTATTCTCATAGTGTAATTGACAGAATAGAAGAAGGAGGTAGACACAATTCTTATCTCAGTTCTTTTTGTATCTCACTATTAAATAAATTTTGTAAAAAAAATAAAATCAAATATAAAAAAATACTTAGATGTTGCATTAATACTAATTTTGCTCAAAAAAATAAATCTTTTATGCATATTGATCATGAGTGTGATTATAATCATTTACTTATATATCTAACAGATAACAAAGAAGGTGAAACTATTTTATTTAAAGACAATAAAAAAACAATAATAAAAAAAATAAAATCAAAACAATTTAGAGCTGTTAGTTTCCCTAAGTGCTGGCATGTTGGCATTTCACCTAAAGAAGGTAGGAGAGTAGTTCTAGTTTATACTTTTAATTAATCACCAGAACTTAAATCAATTAATAACTTACCCTTTTTATGTTTTGGGTTTTTATGAAAAAATAAATTAAAATAAATATTTTTTCCTTTTGTTTGAACATTTAAATTTTCTTCACAAATTAATACTTGATTTTTTTTATTTTTAATTTTAACGTCACAATACTTACCATTAAAAGTAAAAGGTGTTTTAAATATTGTTTCGCCATTACTGTCTAAATTAAGTACACCTTTTAAATAAGACCATTCATTGATATCAGCTTTACTAGATTTTTTAGTTATTTGATAATAACATGTTTCAGGAACAATTTTTATCGCTGTGCAATATTCTGTAAAAACTTTTCTTAATTCAAATTCAAAATCATCATCAATATTAGTTATTTTAGATTTTATTTTTTTAATACCTATAAAAAATCTAAAGAAAAAAGAAAAAGGAGAAGTATGTAGTTTTGGTTGTAATAGTTTTATTTTCATATTTTTTTCAATTCTGATGGAAATCCCAGCATTGGTCTTCCATCATATATATTATATATTGAATCTTTTGTAAATTGATTATAGTGTAAAAATACTTGAGTACAATTACTCCCTTGAAATTTATTTCTCCAATGCTCTAGTTCACAACCTCTATAAAATAACATATCCCCTGGTTTTAGATCAACTTTAATTGTTTTTTTATCTTTAAGATATATAGGCCATGGAGATCCCCCTAGATTTAAAGTAGTTGAAAGCTCACAACTAAATCTATCTCTATGTTTTTTTAAAACATCCCCCTTTTTGTATATTCGTGCATAAGAATAAGAAGGCTGTATTTTTATTTTTATTTGTTTTTCTATTTTTTCTTGACACTTTAATAATAAAGTTTCCATCACTAAATCAGCATAATGAGAATATGTATTTGGTACTTGTTGATCGTCATAAGTTCCAAACAAGGTAGTATCTTTGGGTAAAAAATTAGTTGAAAATAAATTATCTGTTACTTGTTTTTTTAAATTAAAATAGTTAAAACAAAATTCAGCAAGGTCTTTAGTAATAGCCTTTTTAATTATCTTATATTTTACTAGCGCCATGGAAAACCTAATGCCCATATAACTAAAGAATATCTAGTTCCTTTTGTAACAGGAGATACTTTGTGGTGTAAATGTGATGGGAACACAACAACAGAACCTTTATTTTTTAATGCCGGCACTTTATATATTTTTTTCTTTAAAGGATTTGAATCATCAATTAAAAAATCACCTCCTTTATATTCTTTAGAATCATTTAAAGCTATTGTTGCAGAAAGTTTTCTAATTTTCCCTTTAAAACTTGGACCACTGTCTATTGAATATGTTTCACCATTGCTGTCTGCATGCCAATTATAATGTTGACCTTTTTTATAAACAGTAAATTGAGTCGATTCATAATAGTTAAAATCAAAATTCCAACCAGCATTACGATTTGCAACTAAAAAAAGTTCATCTATTTTTTTATATAATTCTGCATCATCTATAAAAGCAGTATTTGAATTTCTAGTCTTTTTTAAATCTTTTAAATCTTTAGAAGTAATTTTTTTATTTTGATATTTGTTGATAACACCTAAACTAGGATTTTTTTTAATACCTAATTTTATTATTTTATCACAAAATTCTGGTGTTAAAGCTTTTTCAAAAAACCAAAAAGTATTTTTTAAATTCATAATTTCTATTATATTTATATAATAAAAATAAATAAACTACAATGATTATACTGAATCCCACTCGTTAGTAGTAGTATTCCATACCCATTCTGTATTATCAGATAGTTTTAAACCATCCCAAGTCAATAAACCTTCATTCCACCTTGTTTCATAACCTTCAGTATTTGGATTTGCTACAGGAGGTTGCCAATCATAGTTAGGGTCTAGTGTCCAAGACGTAAAAGGTTTTGGTAAAATAAAAACATTATTTGCTGCATCCCACGTACAATCAACTCCCGGATATTGTTTTCTAGTTCCATCTTGAAAAGCTTGTACAAACTTGTCTGCTGATTTACTAAAAAAATTAGCTAAATAATTTTTTCCATTTTGTTCTGATGAAGGATCTCCTAAAATACTATCTTCCCAAATAGTTAGGTCAACTACTATATTTGAATCGTTAATTTCTATAAAATAAACCATAATTATAATTTCGCATATTGATATCTAATAACAACTCTTCCCGCTTGTCCTGGAGAACTTGATCCACCATTTTGTCCTTTTCCAGCAATACAGCTAGTTGAAGGCCCACCAGGTGCTCCGCCGCCACCACCTGAATAATTTTCAGTTGATCCTGAGATTGAAGAAGGTAATGCTGCTCCACCAGCTTTAGGACTACTTCCGCCGCCACCATTTTTACCACCGCCACCTCCAGAATATGACCAACCACTTCCGCCAGAACCGCCTGGATTTCCAAAGCCACTTTGACCGCCGCCACCGCCTGAGCCTGAGCCCATACCGCCGCCACCGCCAGAACCACCCGATACTCCACCTTGATCTTGTCCGCCGCCTCGACCTCCGCCATTACCTGTTTGACTATAAAAAGAAGATGAACCACCAGCACCGCCATGTCCTCCGCCTCCTCCTACACTTACTGGGTAAGTTGTTGCAGATACAGGTCGGCCAGATTCAGTTTTACAACCACCCGCACCTCCTGCTCCCCATAAACCACTAGATCCATTGCTTCCTGCTCCGCCGCCACCGGCAGATAATAAATATTGAATTACGTCATTAGCAGGGTCTGTTGCTAATTGAGTTACTTCGAATGTTCCACCTGAAGTAAATGTGTGTACTTGATAGGATCCATCTTGAGTAATAGTTCCACCAGTTGCAATCATAAATTTTAAACTACCTCCAGCAAATCCAAATCCTCTTGCTGAACCTGCTGCTCTTGTAGCTAATAAAGGCATTTATATCTCCTTATGCAAACTGTGTTTGTGATGCTAATACAGTAAATGTAGCATCTGCTGTTTTTATAATTGTATATGAATATGTATCTAATGAACTTGCATTACCTGCATCAGGAGCTGACCCACCTTGCCACTCTGGAGTAACACTTGACCCATCAATTTGAAATGCATTATTGTAATAAGCTGTCCCACCTTGTGAAACAATGTGAGCTATTGTGATTGACTCACCTGTATCCATAATTGAGTTTAATGAATTAGATCCATCTCCTCTGACATTTAATGTCCAGTTAGCTGAAGCATTAGTTGTGTAGTTTAAAACTGCTTGTGTAAGAACATCGTAAGCAACTGTACCAGTAGCTGCAACTGCAGCCGTAGTTACTTTTTCTGCAACACTTTCAATTTTACCTTGACCATTAAAAGTTGTTCTACCAATACCTTTTGGTGTTAAATTTAAATCAATATTAGTGTCACCACCTGTTGCTTGTAAATCAGGTGCATTACCTGTAGCTGCATTTTTAACAGTAAATTCATTTACTGCTGTTGAAGTAGTTGAAAATTTAATTTGTTCTAAATTGTTTTCATCATTAATTGAATTACCACTATCTATTAAAATATTGTTTCCGTTAGCGTCTAAATCACCACCTAGTTGTGGAGAAGTATCCTCGACAACAGCATCAATACCTGCTGATGAAAAACCTGTGTCTACAACATTAGTTCCATCTGCGTAAACAAGTTTTGTTCCTTTATCAGTTGTAGCAAAAGTTGGACCTGTTCCTGAAACAGTTTTAAATTGTACTGTATGTGCTCCAGTTGTTGAGTTAAATACTATGTAAGATTTCTCAATAGAATCTGGAACAGTTACAGTTATGTTACCTGTAATTGTACCTGATAGTTTTAAAATTTGGTTTCTTGCATTCGAAATTGTTGCGTCAGTCATTGCTAAAGTAGTCGCTCCTGTACCGTTTACCGTTACAGCTTGATAACCCGCAATTGCTTGTTGAATTAAGTTTAAATTAGAATTTGTTTTATCTCCCCATGTACCAGCGTTTTCGCCAGTCACCATAAGTTCTAAACCGAGATCTGAATAACTTGATGTCATAAAATTTTATGCTCCTGTTTTTATATATTACAATATTACTATAATTAAGCTGCTAGATCAACAGGTGTCCAGGTAACTTCTGTACCTACATCCACCTCAGCCCATGCAATTATATTAGGGTTAGCCGCTGTAATTGTCAAGCCTATGCCTGTAGGAGTCACTACAGCACTAGCATTAATAGTTACTGAATTTATTGCTGCAGATAAAGGTATCCCATCTACTGAATATTTACTTTCTGGAATAACATCGCCCAAAGCGTATGTCATAGATGTTCCAGTAACTTCTACAGTAACATTAGTAAAGGCTTCCTCATCACCTATTGCAATAGCTAAACTACTACCTGTCACATCTACTGGAGTATTAAGATCTACTACAATTTCTTGTTGAGCTATAGCTAAAGCTATACCCGCAGGAGATACAGTTACATCAATAAAGGCTTCCCCATCACCAATAAATGTATTAAGTTGCATTCCTTCTTGGAATATTTCTACGGCAATTTCTATATTTACTGAACCTATTCCTGTATCAAGAGTATGTTCATCTACTTGAATAAATATGTTTCCACCTGCTTGAATATCTACTAAACCTACTCCCGTAGAAAGTCCGGTACCTTGAATAGTTAAAGCTTGAGTTTCCCCTATCGAACCTGTTAAAGAAATTCCATTAGGAGTTACAATTACATCAGTAAATGATTCCTCATTACCAATATTGGAAGATAAAGCAAGACCTTGAACTGATATAGATACATCAGTGAATGCAGACGCTGAACCAATTGCAGTTTGTGCAGAAGCAGAACCTGTTATTACAGAGTAAGCTTCGCCCCATTGCATAGATCCCCATTGATCTCTTCCCCAACCTGAACCTATTAATCCTTGTTCAGTTATAGTTACTGAGGTAATTCCTCCTGTAGCAGCTATTCCTGTAATAGCGACACCTATTTCTGTGAGTGAAACACCTATCGCTGTAGCTAAAGAAATTCCACTAGGACTTACTTCAACTGAAGCACCTGCAACTACTCCCGGTAGTATATACGAAGCAGCTATCCCTGATACAACTATATCAGCATTTGCCTGTGCAGTAGAAGTTCCAATACTTGAATTTAGTTGTTGTCCAACAACAATTGGTTTAGACCCCGAAAGATCGCCCCATTCATTTTCGCTCCAAGTGTCTCCTCCCCAACCTATTTGGATTACACCCTCGACAATTATAGTTCCTATTAATGAAGAAAGTTGCTGACCAGTTAAAACTATTTGATGATCAATTATAGCTTCAGTTGTTCCAATATTTGATGATGCTTGATTACCTGAAATGTCAACCTCGGCATCCAATCTTACAAATGTATTTCCACTTGTAGATGTAAGTTGAATACCACTTACCGTTATGTTGGAATCTGCAGTAGTAGTTACTCCTGCAACGCTTAATGTAGATGATTGGCCACTGGGTTGAGTGAAGACATCACTTAGGTCGCCCCAAGCATCCTCGCCCCAAAGTTTATTACCCCATCCAGTAGCCATATCATTTTAAGTCCTTGATTACGATATTCTTAAAATCGCTTGAGTATCGTTTGCATTAGGGAACTGAATAGTAAATGTTCCAGCTGTTGCAGTTTTGTCCCCACCAAAGTCAAGTACACATACAGATTTAGCAGCTTCAGATGTATTGTAAATCAAAGCTCCTCTTGCTGTTAATGTAACTCCAGTGAATGATAAATCATTAAAGTCAGTAAAAGCTGTAGTTCCATTTACAGAAACTAAAGCGTTAACTAGCGCTCCGCCACCGGCTGCGTATTGTCCACTGTCTCCAACTTGTCCACCAACACCTACTGCGTATGAAGTAGTATCAGCTCCGATAGTTGACGCACTTGTGTATAGTGCTAATTTAAAAACATCTCCGCCACTTGCGGCAAAGTTATGTAGCCCTTGAAAAGTTTGTTCTTTAAAAGAGTTCGTGATTGCATTTGTAGTAATAGCCATAATTTTTCTCCTATTTTATAATTTTTATGGTGATGGAGAGGACACTTTAACTCGTGGCACTCCATCGGTGTATTCGTCTCTACGTCTTCTGCCCATTTGTTGTAAAGCAAAAGATTGTATTTGTTCATTATACTTGTCTGAATACAGTTTGTACATATCAGCAGGTCCTTTTAAATAAGCAAAGGATTCTACTAAAACTCCGTACAATAGTAATGATTGCTGGTAGGTAGATAAGTAAGTAGTGTTAGAACTCGTAAAATGAGGGGGATATTTAATATAATTAATTTGAACTTGTCCAGCTGCTGCCGTGGCATCTGGTGTTGGGGCTACTAAAAAATTATTCTCATCCCAGTTTGCATAATATAAAGGAGAGCCTGTAGCTCCATCATTATTATATTCAGAGATAAAACTAGTATCTCTTTTTTCTAAAAAAGTTCTAGTATCGGATATAATAGTCTGTACAGATCTTAAAACAAGCATATCAGAAGGTAAAGATATATATCTTTGACCAGAGATAAAACTAGCAGTTGAGTATTTTCTTAAATCATCATAATCTACTTTACCCGCAATATCTAATTCTGTGTTAGTAGTAAATTGATCAATTAAAGTATCCGTTAATACATTAGAATCTACTTCTGTATAACTTCTTATTTGAGCTAAAAAATCTGTGTAACTAATTGCCATTATGAAATCTCCACTGTTATTTGCCCTATTTGAGTTCCTATTTGTCTTGCTCTATTTTGAGCAGCACCATCGTCTGGTTGCATTCCATTTGAATTAAAAGCAAATAGTCCCGGTAAAGTTAAATCTATTGTAGTAAACCTAGTTCCCCCCGATTTAAATGTAAAATCTTGTGCTCTAGGATTCTGTAAAGCTATAGCATCTCCAACAACTCTTTTACGTCTTATCTGTGGATGCTTAGGCTCGAACTCTGAAGTATGGACAAGAGCTCCCGTCCACTCTCTAACCATTTCTTTATATGGAAACGCCTGACCTGAACGGTCAGATATTGCCATTGATCTTCTACCTTGAGCGTAAGACATTATACTCCATCTCCAAAGTAAGTCATTGGCGAAACATATAAAGAAGTTCTTTGACCATCTTCATCTAAAGCTCTAATCATTTCATCTTCATAAGTTTGTTTTAAAAGAGGCACTCTATCTGCTGCATATTGAAAAGACAGGTAATAAGCTAGCCCTGCAATCATGCACGGTAAAAATCTAAATACCGCATCTGGATTATTTGAATAAGCTCCAGCATCTTCAATTCTTTTAACTACATAAAATTTTACATAAGTATAAGTCGAAGCATCGGGTGCTTGATATAAATAAATTTTAGGAGTGGTTTGTCTATCAACGTAATATTGAGAAGGTTGACCTTGATTTAGTTTATTAGGAAGAGCAGCATAATTAGATCTATCTACTTTAGTTAAAGACACATCTTGAGTATTAGCTGTATCATTTCCTCCTCCCGTAGTTGAAACAAAAGCTTCTAAGACATCACTTACATCTGAATTACAAGTATATTCTGCTTGTCCTGCAACAAGAGCTATCTCATCTAATTCAACTTTCCATAAATGAACCCCTCTATTGCCCCAGTCAGAAAACAATACGTTTAAATTTCTTCTTGCTTTTCTTAAATCATTTCCAGAGTTAGGTCGTACTCCACATCTGTTAAATGCCTCATCTATAATTTCTTCTATAGTTAAATTAAAACTAGTTGTTCCTGAAGTAGCCATTATAATATATCCTTATAATAATTTAATTTAATTTTTTCTAATTTAGATAATTTTGTAGCACCATGCAATTTTATAGCCTCAACTTTATCTGCTTTACCTAATTTTGTAGATTGTCCTTTAGTTAAATCAATAAGTTTTTTACCACTAGCTTTAGCATATCTCTTAACTCCATATCTAATGCCAGCACTTAATAATCCACCAAGTAACATTTTTTCTTTTTTCACTACAGTACATCCTTATAATAATCTTGTTGAGTTACTTTATTAAAAGAAAACTCTCCTCCTTTAGAAAGTCTTTGAACACAAGTTCCCCCTTGCATTACTTGTCCTGGAGGACAAACCATAGGACCTGAATCACTTCCTTGTTGTTCAACAGGAGGTTTATATTTTATTCCCATAGCTTTATTACCTGCATTAGTGTCTCTAACAGTTTGTAAAGTATTTAATATTTGAGCTCCAGGGATAAAGTTTCCCTTACCTCTTGCTCTAAAATTAGCTAAATAATTATCTTTAAAAGAAGTGATTGACTCACTACCTTGAGGTCCTGTATCTCCTAGATTTACATTACCTGTATTTGCTGCAGCAGTTGCTCCTGCGTTACCTATAGCAGCGCTAGCGGCTTGATTGGCTGCATTACCCATGTCCATTCCACCACCTCTAAGCTTTTTAACTTTAAGTTTATTTTTTTTCACTACAGAATATCCTTATAGTAATCCTCATATGATTTATTATTGTAAGTAACTCCGTCTATTTCTGAATTAATTAGAGATCCATTATATTCCATCTCTCCACCTTTTGATTTTTTAGGTACACAATTAGGAACTTTACGTCCACCTTTAGACTTCATTCCAATCATTTCATAACCGTCCCAACAAGGACCTTTTGATTTAGCCATTTGTTTCTCCTTTATTTATAGCGGCCGCTTTGAGAGTGTATAACATCTCCTTTTTGCGGTTGTACAACTTCTTTGATTGTACCACTTGAGAGCGGTAAGTTCTAGACCTTAGGTTTTTGGCTATTGGGTTTGTAGATTTTACCATGAGTTTTAACCAATACCTTTTTAAATTCTGCTTTTTCCTTTTTAGTCCAACCTTTATTACTACTACCTAAACCCGGTTCTAATTGTTTGGTCATTGACGCTCTAGTTATTGCCATTATAAATCTACTGCTTTTCCTAAAATTGGTTTATATTTAGTTTTACCATCTTCTCTAAAGGCATGCAAGAACTGCTTCCTAGGTTTATTTTCGATATAACTACAATGACACCATCCACTTGAAGGTTCTCCTTTTTTGTAGAACTCGAGAATCATTTGGTCAAAATTAAGATTTTTATAAATCCAATCACAAAGTTCTGCATTATCTACTCCTGGACACTCAAAATCAACGGCTTCTGCATCACAGTGCTGACTATTAACTGAACTACCTATTGCAACTGATAACTCTGGGGATCTATAACAGCTAGTAACTACTACAGGACCAAAATGATCTCTGACAGGTTGTAAAATATTATCACACAGTAGTTTTAGTTTTGCTATTTGATCTGAGTTAGGATTATTATCTATACCCTTACGGACAGCAGTGTCCGATTTAATAAGCTCTTGAAGATTAAAGTTTCTAGAAATTTTCATTATTTACCTCTAACAGAATCGATGAAATTGTAAACCCTTCCGAATTGCTTATCAATAGACATCAAGTCAGACTGAATCATGGTTACTATTAATTGAAGTTCTATAAGTGTGACTAAAGTCCAGGTAGCTAAACCCATTAGTATTGTACCAAGTAATGCTATTAATGCTGTATTAGTTTTTCTATTCATTTGTAGGTACCGGTAATTCATCTGTTAAATATTTAGGTATTTTTAATTTTTTTGTAGCGTCTTCTCCCATATA